TTTATTGGTAGAAAAAAACGCCCCGACTGGTCGTAGCAGTCGGGGCAGGCCAAGGTAGCGGCTTTGCTTACGTCTACCTGCGGCTACGACCTCGCTGGCAAACTCTAATACAAATATACAACATTAAGTCATATTTTGACCTCGCCGGTCGTGTTCGTCTGCGACATTTCGCATCGCGTCAATGATGTTGTTGTCCATGTACGTTGCGGCAATCGCAAGGTCGTAAAACAACTGCACCAGTTCAGTGGCAGTGAGATCACTGTTGTCACTTTCAATGCTGATGCGCTTGCCGTCGATTTGCAGGCTTAGCTTTAAGCCGAGGTCAGAATGGGAGGTCGCTGCCATTGGGTTCTGGTTTAGTGGTGAATGACTGCGCTGGTGCTGGACGCTCTGCGGTCTGCTGCTTGACCTGCACGTTGCCGGCCAAGAACTCACCCTTTGCGCCTTGCTTGCGCCACAGTGCGACTTGATATTCTACACCGTTCAGGAGTAGGTTGCCCTTCCATGACGGTGCGTTGGCATTGTCGGATTGGTTGGTGAAGACGCTGATGTCGCCGTCTTTTTTTTGGTAATTTGACATAGTTTGGTTTTGGTTTAAGGTTTAATTTTGTTGTAATAAGATTCTAAATATGGTCGTTCAACCTTTGTAAGCCCCCAGCGGTCTATCGCCGCTTCGGCAAATTCAAAGGCAAACTCCTCCATCGCTTTAATAATCCACTCTCTATCGACTTGGTGGAAGTGCATTTCGTTTGCGTCCTCGTGGTATTTCAGGACTTCATCTGCGGTAAAGATTTTTTTCATTTTGTTTGGGGATTTGTCGGAATTTCCGATTTTTCTTTTCGTTTTTCATATCGTTCTTGTTTGTAAAATTAAGCATTGTGACTTTCCCACCAATCAGCCGCTTTCTGCATTTGCCCAAGCAAGCCGCCATCGTGTTCGGTTCCTACGTGGTTGCGCAGGTCGTGGATGATTTCCTTTTGTCGCTTGCTGAATCCGATGTCGGTGTAGGAAGGAATCGGGATGTCACCGCTGTCATCGTCAAACCAGTCGGATGCAGAAAAGTACATAGGCACGCTAAAGCCACCTGCTTCGGTTTCAATTTCAAAGATAAATTCGATGTCGTTCATAGTTGGGTTGGGGTTAAAAGTTCAATTAGTTTTTTTAGGCAGGCAAGTTCAGCTTCTTCGTAGTTGTTGCCATGATGCACTAAAGAGCATTGAACATAAACATTATAGTAGCTTGGCTCGCAATCAAAATCAAGCTCAACAAAATGATTTAATCCGTGCCTCACCCTAAACCACCTGAATGCTTGTTGGTAGAGGGGTGCAATTACTTCATCTTTATGCACATTATGCGAATAGAGGTAATATCCTTCCGATTCATACAACTCACCAATAGCGTTGTAAAATGAAAAGCATTGCTCATCAAACCCAAGACCTTTTAGTGCAAGGGCTTGTTCATAAGGGATAAATTCGTTTTTCATACTCATTTCTTGTTTTGGCGTGAATTTACTTCTTGATTTGGCGGCTGTCAAGTTCCTCCAAGACCAGCCGCAGTTTGTCTGCGGCTGAATCTCGTACGGCGTGGTCATTGGCGATTCGCATCACCAACTCGCAGTTGGCTTGCTCGACGTGCAGGTTGGCAATGCTCAACCCTGCCAGCCATAGTTTGTAGGCTAATGGTGTCATTTGAATGTAACGGTTAAGGTGGTTTTATTGGGTTTCATCGGTAGCACTGGCACAATCTCGCCAGTGTCAGGGTCAACTATCACGGCCTTGCCAAGCTGCATGTTGTTGTGGGATAGCGACATCATCGCTTCGTCGCGTTCAAATTGTGTCATAGTTTAATTAGTTTATACTTTACACCATCGATTTCTATTATTTTATCTTCGCAAGGCTTTGGCCGTTTGTCTACGATTTTACCATCTGAATCCTCATAGTAAATTTGATTGCCTTGAGAATCGTATTCCCACTTTGCCCAAAATTTATCTGAATCCTCAAAGTAGATTTCATTGCCCTTAGAATCGTATTCTCGCTTTGTCCAAAATCCATTTGAATCCTCAAAGTAGATTTGATTACCATTCTTGTCTTTGATTTCCAATTCATCATTGGTTTCAAAGTTCCATTTGATTTGTTGTGCTATTGTTTTCATCTGAATGTAACGGTTAATGTAGTTTTTGCAGGCTTCACTGGTACCACTGGCACGACTTCGCCAGTGTTTGGGTCAACGATGGCGGCGGTGCTTGCCATCTTAAACGCGGTCTTGACTAACTCGTGTCTTGCTTTGAGGCGGTCTGCCAGTTCAACGCAGACTGGATCTTGCGTAAAGTCCGGCATGTCACGCGGCTCGCGTAGCTGCACACTTGCGCCGTGGAACTTAAACTCGCCCTTGCCGTAAGTCGCGGCGGTGTCTTTCGCCAGCTCTTCTGTGCGCTCGATGATAGCCTCCAGCGCCTTCACAACCGCCTTGCAGCGGATGTGAACGGAAAGCGGATCGACGTTGCCGTCCATGACTTCGGCGGTGACGTGGTTGACGAAGGCCTCTATCTCTGACCTGTCGATGTTGGTGGGCAGCGTCAGCACTGGTCACCTCCTTGCAGTTTTGCGATGAACTGTTGACGCTCCTTCATCTGGGCTTCTTTGAACGCGAGCAGGTCGAGGTTCTGCTTCCATCCGAAGGCGTAGCGCTCTTCGCGTTGCTTGTTGATGAACTTGGTCATCAGGTTTTTAACTTCTTGCTTTTTCATTGGTTGGTTGGTTGGTTAAAGGGTTGAAAGGTATTTGATTCCGGATTCGTACTTCGCCGCATCCCAGTTCTCGCGCGCCTCCAGCTTGTAGCGCTCTTGTGGATCGGCGACCTTAGCCATCAGCATTTGACCGTATTTCACACGCAGGTTTTGCAGGTCGTCGCTTTTTGCAGCTACTATTGGCGATTCAATTTCGCTGTCAATCATTGCATAGGGTACAATCATTAACTGCGCAAGAGCATACTTAAATGCTGCCGACAGTGCCTTGTTTGATGATTTATCGCCGCTGTCCATGCCTTCACCGACGACCTCGGTTGTTGCGCTGCTGCCATCCTCGGCTATAAATGTAAACTGTGCGGTCATCATTGTGTAAATGAGTGCGCTGCCCTTGTTTGACACTCTTTCCTCGCGACTGATATTAACGATTTTGGTTTGCACGTACACTCCGTGCTTCGCGAAAATTGGATGACAGGCGTTCATAAAGTCCTCAATGCCGCGGTACTTATAACCTTGCTGTTGATTGGTTTTGTTTTTACCGATAGCACCAATTTCTCGCATGCATTCTATTATTTTACTGTGAATCATTTTTTGTTGGTTTATTTGGTTTAGTTGGTTGGTTGGCAGCGAAGTTCAACGCGGCGCGGATGCTGCCATAGCGCGCCCGGCATAGGGTGAGGGTGTCAGCCTCGCAGTAGACGGAAGTAAGTTGCATTTTGGATTGGTTAGAAAGTGTAGGTGTCATCGTCTTTGTTGAGTTCATTGTTTTTCTTTAGGTACGCAAATATACATAAATAAATAATAGGCAGCGCGCAGAATGATATGTACCACCACCAGCGGTCATGGAAGTCAGCCATCATGTAGACCATTGACAGCAGGAAGGGGAGGATCAGGAGTAGGTTGGCCATTAGTAGAATAGGTTTTGGAAGTTAGACAGTGTGCGGTCTTTGCCCAGCACTACAAGCAGCGTTTGTATTTCGTCGAAGGTGCAGAGTGTATAGAAGTGCTTGCGTGTTAGGAACTCAACGCAGAACTCTCTGCTGTGCGGGTGTTCGTAGCTTTGGATGGCGTCGCGGGTTTCGCCTCTCATGCGATCCCACAGTGTTGGTACTTGTTGCATAGTTAATTTTGGTTTAGAAGGTTTTGACGTGCTTGAAGGTAGCGGCCGTAGAGTTCGTAGTTGAACGTCAGCGGCCTTTTGGTTTCGCTGGATGAAGGCGTTGCGGTTCGTTCCAGCATGTAGCGGATGTGGCGATGCCACGCGTAGAGGTATGCGGGGATGAAGTTCATGGTTTGGTTGGGTTTAAGGTTGGCATTGGTAGAGGTGTTGATGAGCGTTGGAAGCGGATGAAGCGAAACCAGTCGCGGTGTTGGCTGCGAAATAGCGCGTCTACAATTTGACGTGTCCGCGTCGGGTTGCTGTTTGACCGGAACGGATATTCGGCGTGCATTGCGTACATCCCGCTGGGCAGCTTGTGGATGTAGGCCTCAACGATATTGCCGTTGTCAAGGGTGATGGGTGTGTGAGCGATGATGTCGTGTTGCATTGGGTTTGGGTTTAGAGGGTTAAAAGAATGCGCGTTGTCAAGTCGCGCCCCTTGGTGGTTGGTTTAGTAAATTTCCCTTCTCCAACTTGTGCCGTGTATTTTTTTTATGGTTTTATTATTTAAAATCGTACAATAAAAACCATCAGCATAAGCATATTGATTTTCCATTTTAAATGTTTTAGGCTCTCTGCCAAAGTATGCAATAAAATCAGCTTTAATCTTTTGCTCTAATTTGATGTTTGTGGTAGTCATTGTTTTTGGGTTTAAAGGGTTAGTGTGTTTTTTTCCGTTTTGGTATATGCAAATATACATACATATATATATACGTTCCAAATGTTTTTTTATTTTTTTTTCTGCGTTTCCAGCGCGTAGACGCACTTTTGGACAAAACTTGTCCAACGCCCCCGATTTCCAAGCCTTGATTTTCCGCACTTACCTCAACCGCGCGAATAAAACGACGCTGGCGAGCAGTCCCAAAATCGCTCCAACAAGCAGTATCGGCCACCTGCTTTTGCGCTTCTTCGGCTCAACAACGACAGTGCGCTCTACGATTGTCGTGTCGCGCATTATTAAGCGTTCTACGACCGTATCTCTGCGCAGGCGTATGACAATGCCACTGCCTGAATTTGCTACGCTTAAAACGCTTGTTTTCGCACTGTCGCGCAGGGCGAAGCGGCGCACAACTCCAGCGCTGTCGCAGAGGTCGGGGAGCGTCAACTCCGTCAAGCTGCCAGCGGTCACGACTTGCCGGTCAGTATGAACGATAGCACTGGTGCGGATCACCTCCGCCGGCTTCCGGCAGCAGCCAAAAAGCAGGAGGCTAAATATGAGCGTACTCCTGTGCAGCATTGAAGGATGGGCAGGCTTTGGCTACCTTTGGGAAGTCACGGTGGCCGAGGATCTTGGCCGCTGGGTACTTGGCCCGCCATTGGTGCAAGACCTGTGAGAGTGCGTCTTTTTGCCCTTGCGTGCGATTGTCAACCGGGTTGCCTCGGCTGTCAACGCCGCCGATGTAACTGATGTGGAGGCTGACCGAATTGTAGCCAGCCACGCCGTTGCACACGGTGTCATCGGGTGCCAGCGTGATGACTTCGCCGTTGGGTTTGACGACCTTGTGGTATCCGGGTGACTTCCACTTTAGATTGGTGCGCCAGTAGTTCTGAATCGAATCGATTGTCGTTGAGTGCGGTGTCGCCGTGCAGTGTACTACGAGGTATTTGATGTTTCGCATGATGCCTGATTAGGTCACAAAATTAAATATCATTCGCCTTCATTTTGCACCCCATCAGGTACGAATCAATACGCCTCCTACCACTTTACACCCTATCGGGTGCTGGTCGTCGTGAACGTCGCATCAATGACGCGGGTGTCTATTTTCTTGGTGTTCAGGTGGATCAGTTTCAGCTTCATCCAGTAGCCACCCAATGGCTTCGGCGGTCTGCCTCTCTCAACGTGAAAGCCACCAACTCCTCCCTGATACTCCTCCTTGTATGTCGCTGTACGAATTTGGTGCAGAGGCCGTTGTTTGATTATATAGTCGCTTCGGTTGAGGTAGGTGATGACGTTGACGTGATGATACAACTCATGCACGTGCCCTTGCCAAGTGCAGTCGTAGCCTTCGACCATCGCCATGATTCGCTGGTCTTGGATGACGCCTTTGGTCACTGGGCCGCCTCCGCCTGAACCGTGGTAGTAGTGCATCGCAAAGCGTGTGCGGTGGTTGACTTTAGCACTGTGCGTGAATCCGAACAGGATCGCGCCGCCGTATCCGCCGAGTTGGACGTCAGTGCCGCACTCGTGGTTCAAGAGCATCACGAACATCTGCAACGCGTCGAACTCAACATTACGGATGACGCTCGTTTCGTGGTTGCCGTAGCCAATTAGAGCGATGTGCTTAGCATACGGCTTAAACCAATTAACAGCGTCGTTCACCACCGCTTGCAGGTAGTTGCCCTTGTTGTGTTCAGGCCTGATTTCATCCTTTCCCCTGCGTGGATCGCCTCTGCCTTGCATGAGGCAGAACGTGTCGCCGTTCATGATGACCTTGGCGTTCCGGCGCACGGCTTCGTCGAGGTGGCTTTTGAGTAGGTCGCGATCGCACTTCGGGTTGTCCCAGTGCAGGTCGCTGATGAGCAGAAACTCCGCATCCTTCCCTTCGCAGTCGAACGTATGCACATTCGCTGCGTGTCGGGTTATTTTCATAGTTATGGTTTGGGTTCGGTTGGTGTTGCTTTGAGCAGCTTCAAGATGCGTGTTTCCAGCACCTCCGTGATTTTGACGCCTGAGAATCCCACGATGAAAGCGAGGCCGTACTCGATGTTCGGTGCTTGGATGTTGAGAATGCCGATTATCACTGGCGCGATGTAGGTTGCCGATAGCGTGCCGCTTAGCACCGCCACCAGTTGCAGCTTCCAGTTCTTCATACGAGGAGCGAGCAGGAGCGCACCTGCGAAACCTGCGATGGTCAATCCGATGTTGATGCCGATTGATTTGAGGAAGTCTATCATTTGTTTGCGTTGTAATCTTTCGTGTACTGCTCATCCCAACCTAAAAATGTATGGACACCTATTGGCTTTGGATAGACCTCATACGGCTTGTATGCGATGTCAGGCTCTGCGTCCCAAAGAATGTCGACGCAATATGTGCCCTCAATGATGCCGAGCGGCACTGCGAAACCTTGCGGCACTGGTAGCGCGGTGAATGTCGCTTCGTTGGGGAAGGCGTATTTGCGGAAGGTCGGCATTTATAGTCGGGTTAATTCGGCGAGTTGGTCGTTAGATAGCCGCGTGGTGTAGAGTGCAGCGGCGCGGATGCGGTCGTTGAGGAAATTCGTTGAGGCACTCGTTCCAATCTTGCCTAAAAAAACAGAAGTGCAGGCAGGCACTCCACCGCTACTATCAGTGCCAATTTGTGTGCCGTTGACGTAAAAGGCGAAGTCGCCACTCGCATAAGTCAATGCACACTTGTAAACACCATTAACCTGCCCTGATGCTGTGCTTATATCAACAACATCGGCACTTGCCGTTGTCACTATTGCCTGCAACGTGCGATTTGCACCTACCTGTATCATAATGCGCTCATTGCTCGTTCCGTTTGAACAGGTTAATATACGTCCACTTGCTATCCAGTTTCTTAAATCCACCTCCGCATAAATCGTCCCCTCGGTTTGGCCTATCAGCCCACTCACGAGCGCACCCGATGCGCTGATGACATCAGCGGCACGGCTGACTGCTCCTGACGTTGTGGGGATGTATGTGGTCGCGACGCTGCCTAATTCACCTTGCGCACCCCAAACATAAAATTCTGCGCTTAAATCATTGCCTTGATTTTGTCGGAATCCAAAGCCCAGTAACTCTCTATTCCCTGATGCTAAAGTGCTGACTTTTGTTGTTTCAACTCTCTGCCAATCATTAGTGAGTGTAACCAAAATCATGTTTATAATAGCACTTCCATTCCATTGCCACACATTTATCTGCTTTCCAACTTGATTGCTATCTTTTGCTCTTATGTAAATTGTGCTTGTATATGTTCCAGAAACCGCTAAATTTTGTATTTGAGATACATAAGTTGAACTGCCCGTAGAGCCTGTAACGTTAAGCCTTGTCATTGACACTAATGATGCGCTCTGCGTGCCATCAGGAGCAATAATTCCTGATACATTATTCTGAACCGAAGTGCTTGTCCCTTGTAAACTTGCTGAATCAAACCATTGCGAAAAAGTTGATACAGTTCCGCTTGTTATGTTTTGACTTTGAAACACCAAATTCTGCCCACTCGCCTCCACCAACAAGCCGGGACACGACTGCCCCAGCCAATCGATGCGCGGCACTCCCGATGCGACGCTCTCAATCAAACCGCTGCTATTCACGCGCGTCGCCGTAGTGTTGCGACTGACGGTGAAACGCATCGTGCTATCCTCGGCCACAAACGGAGGCACGTCTTGGTATAGGTTGCCGGCCTTGTAGAATTGCGGAACGATCAGCATCGACGGTGTCGATGGCAGTCCGTCGGTGTACACGTCTTGACCGCGCGCCACCAAGCAGCTGCCTGTGCCAGCGTTTTCATCTTCGACAGTTGCACCTGCGCCCTTTGCGCCTTCACGCGCCGCCGCCCACTGCGTCTTGTAGGGGTTTGTGCCGTGTTGCGCGACGAACGGCAAGCCGTAGCCAATGCCTAATGCCATTAGACTGCGCTTACGATGGTTACGCCTTGCATCGAATAGCCAATGACACTGCCTGCGTTTAGCGTCACGGCGGCGATCCTGCGGCCGTTGTTGGCGGCTATGATCATGCCCGGACTAAACGCCTGCCCTGATGGAAATAAGCCGATACCACCACCACTCACCGCCGTCATCATATTCGTTCCGTTGCTATCCGTTAGCGTCGTGAACTTCGCCTCTTGGTTGACGACCAGTACGTCATAGGTGCGACCTGTCACCGATGAAACTGCGCCAGCGCCGACTGCCAGCACTTCGGCAGCCATTCCGCGCCCGAGTAGCGCATCCATTTGTTGTCCTACGTTCATTGTCTTATTCTTTATGTGTAAATATCGTTTTGCCTAATTCTATGCAATTCTGAAATCGTGTTTTAACTTGTCGGTATTTGGCAGACGTTGCGGCTGAATGGTAACTCAAAAACGACCGTTGCCTGCCATCCTGCGACCTTGTCATCTCGCGCCTCCACAAAACGCGTAGCACTCACCGCGCCGGTGATTGTGTAGTCGCGATCAGGATCATCGGTGAACTCCGCAACAAGGTCCTGCATGATCCGTAAGGTGTCGCTTAGCACCTCATCCTCGTTGTCAGTCCACCGGTAGACCACGCTGCCGCTTATCGTCGCATCCAGTCCGCGCAAGTCTGCAACGCGGTCCATAACAAGCACGCTGACGGTTAGGTTGGTAGCACCGATAGGCATTGACGCGCTCTGCGCATCGACGAACAACAGCGGGTAGATAACCCTATCCCTGTCGGCCGTCCGTAGGTTTATCGTGTTGTCCGTGCCGATCGCCAGCGGATCGCCGAACCCCACCGCGTTGATCTGCAGGTGCGACTGTGCGAAGGCTATCAGGTCGTTTTTGATTGTCACCCAACTGCTCATAAAATTGCTTTAGTTTGTTTACATTCTTGCTGTGCGCCATCAAAAGTAGTTGCGTCGGTTTTCAGGGTAGTCCAGCGGATCGCGATACCTGCCCCTGCGACCAAGCACCATCCCTGTCTGATATGCGCTGTTGGCCGGGTAGATCGTGTCAATCGCAACTGGCGGGTTGTCAAAGAGCGGGAATAGCGTGTGGTTCTCCTGCAAGTATCGCGTGATGCGCTCGGTGTACCACTCCGCGTCATCGCGGCTTTTGTCCATCAGTCGCGTCATCTCACGCTCGCTCATTGGCGACGACTCCGTGCTGCTCCTGCGATCCATGCCTTTATTCATGAACTTAAACGCCAGCACCATCGGAAGTTCAAAGTACATCCACTGAATGATGGCGGGTTGAATGTAGGTCTGCATCAGCGTCGTGTTGTTAGCCGACAAAGTTCCGGCGATTACCTGCGTCACGAGTTCCGCGTATAGCGCCGATCCCACCGCTGGCTGAATGTGCATCTCCTGAACTTTGACAATGGTAGGGCGTAGCTGTGTGTAGCTTACGTTCTCGCTGATGACGGAGTTTTCGATCAGCGTATTTTCGCTTATAAATAGTGCCTTGCTCATTCGACGATTCTTTCAACTTGTGTACCTTTTTTGATTACCAACTGCTGCACCCACATATGCCGGCAGCTTGGCCGGTGCCTGCCATCTTCCAGCGTCAGCCATCCGCCTCTGCGCTCCCAGACGCTATATCCCATCAATGCCGTAAGCTGGTTGATGTCATCGCGTGTGTATAGCCGCGCGCTGCTCAAGTCCATCATGACTTGGCAGAACTTGCGGCTTTTGTCGTAACCGTCAGCCTTGCTCAACCCCCGATATTCTGGCCGCCAGTCGTAGCGGTAGCGCACCTCGACAATCGGCTCTGGCACTTTCTCCTCTTTGGTCGCCTCACCAATGCCGCGCTTCAACGGATACTTGTTGACTTGCAGGAGGTACTGGATGCGCTTGCGGATTCGCGCCTTGCTCACCCCGAACTCTTTGGCCATTTCTTCAACGGTGGCGTCCTCGCGTTTGCGCCTGTATTTTACGATTTTGTCGTCCAGCGCCTTATCTTGGTCGGAAATTGCAAACTGCATGAAGAACTCCGCCTCGCCGTATTCGTTGAAGTCCAATTCGCGCTCTTGCAGTACCTCGAAGCTTTCACGCACCTCACCGAACTGCTGGCCAACTTGCGCAAGAAACTCCAGCTCATCAGCTTCATCGCTGAACGCCTGCTCCTTCACGCCCAGTAGCTGGTCAACCTGTTCGGCGTTGAGGCCGAAGCCAGCGGTCAGCATCGTGCGCGCCTGTTCGAGCGTGACCTTGCCTTGTGAATAGTGACGCACAATACGCATCAGGTTTTGATACTGCCTGCCTGAAAGCGTCTTAATAGCTTCATTAACGCCAGCGCTGGCTTCTACGGCCACTTCCCCTGCGTCGGGTGCCGCCTCTGCAAGTGGCTCATAGCCTGCCTTCTCGCGTAGTTCGTCCTGCGTCAAAATCTGCATCAGCGCTTGCTCTGAAAGCTGCTCGGTGATCGGATCGAATGGCTGCAAGTACAAGCACTCGTAGCCGTTGAACGACGTTAGGTAGTTAATCATCCTCTCGACGATCAGAACGCGGTTCATGATGTAGGTGTTCTTAAACAGCTCAAACGCCTCTGCCAGCTCCTTGCGGCCTCCAAGCTGCCCCTCGGTTCTGATGCCAAACAGCATCGGCGAGGTGACGTTGTGCGCGACGAAAATCTCCTGTTGGATTTGCTTGTTCAGCAGGTCAAACTGCTTGTCAAGGTCGCTTGGTGTCAGCGACTGAATGCTCGGCGCGTTTTCCTTGCCGGTGCTGAACGTCAGCACGAAGCGCCCTGCGTTGTTTGCGCCGCTGAACTTGTTGCGCATCTGCCGCTCAATCTCTTGCTTTTCTTCGTCAGTAGGGATGCCATCGGCGAAGTTGATCATCTGCCCACCCCAGAACTGGTTGCGGATGTTGCTGATATGAAACTTAGCAATCTCAACGTCGCACTCAATGTATGCCAGCGCGCCTTGGTAGTTTGGCAATGGGTAGTGCTTGACACCTGCTGCGTAGTGCCTGTAATAAAAAAGCTGCTTGCCGACGCGGTTATTCGGGTCGAACTTGGGCATGCGCTCAACTTCCGCGCCCTTCGGGTACTGGCGGATCATACGCTCGTCGTACCAATCGGCAATCAGAAACATCGTATCATCCAGCGACACGCGCACCTTTTCAAACGGCACATGTTCAATGAAGGCGATGCCGCCACCCCTGTTCCACGTCACCGCAAGCGCGAAGCCGTTGAACAGCTCAAGGTCTAAAACGAACTTTTGCGTCAAGTCGTTGAGGTCATCGTCTTCGTTGACGTCAGCCATGAACGCCTCCGCCTTTGCCTGCTGCGCAACGGTGGTCTTGTCTGCATCCACTGCCCAGCCTTTGCCAGCAATGTAGTTGCATTTGCCGTTGATGATCGCGTTGTGCTTCGCGCTTTTCTTGTATATGTCGAGCAAATAATACGGGTAGTCGTTCATCTCCCCGAAGGTATACAGGTCGTTAGCCTTGCTTTGCAGCATCAAAGGGTAGCGATAGTCCGCCTGTGGGATGAAGCTAAAATTCAGTTTAGTCATAAGAAACGTAGTCGATCGTGTTTGTTGTACTCGTGAAACTGCCCTCCGTCGTTTCAATCATCGCCAATCCTGTTTCGATCACCCTTGGCGCGGTTGCTGGCAGAAGAAAGCGGCGCATGGCTCTGGTGTAGCGGTTAGAGGTATTGTCTTTGCTGTGAGTGCCTGTAACTCCGTTATTGAAGTTAATAGTGTAGGCTTCATCAGCATCGTATTCAAATGATGTCCAATAGGTGTGATTTGCGAAATTGCCTAATCCTGCGTTATGCAGCTTAACTCGCATCTCGCTCAATTCGCCCACTGATGGCAGGAACCAATCGCTAAATCCGTTCAGCACCAAGTCATTGGCAAGCCGTGCAGCGATGCCAGCAGTTGCGCAACCTGCCACGATTGCTGCGGTATTGGCAATGCCTTGACCTATCTGCCCAGACAAGCCTCCAATGAACGTCCCCTTACACCCCCAAGGCGCATTCGTAGATTGGTCTGATTCCGCCGTTATGTAGGCATAACCGCTGTCGGTAAATGTGTACAAGCCGCCCTGCACGAAGTCGCCAGCAGCGTAGCTGGCAGGGTTCTCGGTGACCTCGTAGCGATACTGCCCTTTGTCCAACGCGCCCAACGTAAACGCGAATTTGTCGTAGCGGCTTTCGTAGCTGCTTAGGTTGTCAACGGCGTTGAGGTATATGTCAGTGGCTTCCAGCGTCGCCAAGTTGGTCAGCCGCAAGCGGTAGACCGTCGCGCTGTTCGCACGCTCGGTCCACGTCACCGCTATCGTGTTGCTTTGGCTGGCTTTCAGGTATAGCATGGAGTTCTTTTATTGAAATATCCCTTGCGACGTTTTTATACAAATTGAACCGCCTCCGCGTGATCTCATCAATGTCCAGTCGCTTCTGCATCTTCGCCGTCAGCCTGTCTGCCATCTCGCGCACCATCGCTGGCTCATTGATCATAGCCTTCATTGACTTGTACCACTTCTTCGGCTGCTTTTCGTCCACCAGAACGCCATCCCATCCGTCGGTGATGCAATCCGCATACATGCAAACGTTGCTGGCGATGATGGCCTTGTTCATCCACGCTGCCTCCGTAACCTTCAGCTCGGACTTTAGCCTGTTGAACTTGTTGTCCCTCAGCGGTGCCAGCGCAACGTCCACGAAGTTGTAGCCGCCAACATACGAGTAGATGTCAGCCGCCTGAATGCGTCCGTAGTTGTTGTTCTTGCCGCGATTGCTGAAGACCTGCTCGTATTGTTGGTAAATCGGGTTATTCTCATTCCATCCTGCAAGGTATAGCATGTAGCGGCCTTCCAGCGACTGGTCATCGCAGAGGCGCGACAATGGCAGCTCCAGCAAGGCGACATCCTCGGTGTGTTGCGCCGCGCCGAAGTAGCCAAACCGCAGACGCTCGCTCTGTGTCGGGTTACGCTTGAATTGGTCGTAAAGTAAGTGCGGCACGTTCTCGCATATCGTGACGTTCTTATTCAGCTTTATGATCTCATCACGCAGGTACGTCGTCGTCGTGATGACCGCATCCGCAAGTTTGACGTGTTCAGCAACAATGGCAGACATATTGGTGTCATGGTAGTGTTTGTAGAAGCTATGCCCTGTCCCCAAGTGCCAGTAGTCGTCCATGTCCAAAATAATCTTCGCACCGTATTGGCGTAGAATATCAGCGACAGGCTTGACCGCCTCAATTGGCCCTGCAATCCAAGTTCGGTTGTATAGAAACAGGTCAATCGTTCGCAGTTCTTCGTCGCTCATCGTTCGCACGTCGGCGATGCTCACGAACTCGGCTTCGCTGCTGAACATCTCATGGACACGGCTGCTTGGCATCTCCAAGCGATAGTAGCTGCACCCGGTGGGATGCTGATTATAGACGATACATACACGCATAGAACAAAGTTAGCCCAAAAAAAAGAACCCTGCGCCACCATTCGCAGGGTTCTCCAACCAACCAAAACTGATGCTAATATAGCTATCCTTCGAGCGTTTGTGTCGATGAGGTGACAGCGTTTGCCGCGGCAGCCGTAACCTCAACGCATGGCTCTTCTTCCATGCCAGTTAGCGTCAACTCATTGCCGCTTCTATCACCCATCGCCGTACCTGTCTGCGACGTGCCAGCACTTACTTCGATGCCGTTGTTCTTGCCAAGTAGCCAATACTTGCCATTTCTATCTTTAACAATAGCCATCATACGCGCCGTAGTCACCAGCCTCAACTCGTTGCGTACAGCTTGATGCAGCTTGTTGATGATAAGCGTAGCCTCCTGCTGATAAAAGACCGTGCCGTTCTCCGTTGATGCGTTTATCGTTTCCGTGAACTGGCCGACACCTTTCGGCAGTTCGTACTTGTAGAAGCCGCTGACACCTGCACCTGTTGTGCCGCTGCCAACGCTTCCAGTTATCGCTGTCACCTGCGATGACGCGTTAGTGACTATGCTTGTAACCGCCGTGAATGGCGCAAGCCTAATCTCCGTAATGCCGCCGACGCTGTCGCGGCATCCTAATTTATATCCAGTTGTTAGAGCGCAAGCCATATCTATTTCGTTTAGTTATTGACAAAAGAAAAGAAGCGGGGAGGGTTGCCCCTCCCCACGTCATCAGCCAGCAGGAGTCGTCGCGTTCGATGCTTTGTACAGCACCATCTGCTCTGGGAAGGCGAACTGCACGCCGTACTTAAACGCTGCTTGGAAGCGCACTTGGTCATTGTCGTAGGATGCCCAGATGCGGAATTGATCTTCGTCGGAGAGCAAGTCTGTGCCGTAGTACAGGTTCTCAAGCGAAGTAGCAACGATCCTGCGCGTGTTGTTCATACCGTTGACTGCAACAATCTTGAGGTTCGTGCCGGGGTAGAACATCTCACCACCACCAAGCTGTCCGAGGTCGCCTTGGAATAGGTTTTCGCTGACCAGCTTATTAGCTAACAAGCGATACACGTCCCATCCGCAAAAGGCAACAAGGTCAGGCCTGCTCACTATCGCGACGGGGATGTTTTGATATACGTTTTCAAAAGCCGAAACGATAGTCGCATCGCTGAACGCAGCACCTGCCAACGATGACACGATAGACGCTGATGCCGTGGTTTTCTCCATCAGGTGCAAAAGTCCTACGGTTTTGTTCAAAGTCGCGTCACCGCTTATTGTAGCCGACCCTCCAGTCCATCCAGACGCGCCTGTCGCCGATGTCGACTGCCAAATAGCAGTTTCGATGTTAGCGGCGATCTTCTTAGCCTTCTGCGTCGCAAACGCCTGCTCAAATGGCACGCCTTCGTAGTTGCTGCCTTGCGAGAGCTGTGTGGCAAGCCACTTGGTTTCCAACTCGCGAGGGCACAACTCCTCTTGCACCTTAACACGAGCAACGCTGATGACGCGCTGGCTAAACGTGGTTGTGCCGTTGGCGTTCCATGCGCACGCTGTGGCCGATTGAAACACGGCGTCGGTGTCCATAAGGTTCAACGCCTCTTGATTTTTCACGCCCACGCGCTTCTGCATGAGCGACTGCGTTTTCGCGTCGAAAACGGCAGTAGTCAACAACGGGAGCTTATTCTGCTCAACGTAGTCGGTTAGTCCTCCAATTGAAAATGACATAATTTATTTTTTAAGGGTTTTTAGGGTTTCATTCAATTCTGCAAGGCGGCTGGCGCGGCTCATCTTCACCGACTCCACAACAGCGTCACTTGCTCTTTTCTTGGGTGCAGCCGTCGGCATCTGCGCCAACGCTGACAACGCCGTGTCAATGGTGCTGAACCTTGCGGCGTTAGCTTCAACCTCGCCGCCCATCTTCGCCATCATCTCCTCGACCTTTGCAGCCAAGGCAGCGATAGCCGCCTCCATAGCTTGCATCCTCTCCTCGTGCGGATCGGCCGGTGCGCCTTCGCCTTCGGGTGCTACTTCAATCTCTACATCTTGCGCCTCAACAGCTTCGGGTGCAGCTGGTGCCGGTGCAGCGTCGCCGATCTCGACGATCTTGCCGCCCTCGGTAGTCACCACGCCGACTTCGGGGATTGAGTGCGCGCCATCAGGGGCAGGCAGCAATCCTTCTTCGGTGACGACGTAGACCAACGTGCCAACGGCTAACTCGCCGTCAACACGGATCATCGTACCATCCTCCAATTTATAGTCGCTGAACGCCAACGGCGCAGCGGCTGGCGCCGGCGCAGCGGAGAAGCTACGCAGCACGCGTGTTAATTCTGAAATTCGATCTGATAGGTTCATAGTGTTAAATATCATTGGTTTTGATAGTATGCAAAAAACTTTCAAAGGCTTGGGCAAACTCCGCCATCGCCACCTCTATCTCCGTGTCCGTTGGTTGCATCCCGAAGTAGCCTTCAATGCTGAACCCGGTGAACTGTTCGCGATCCTCCCACACTTTGTCGTTCTCAACTTTGAACGACCCAAACCAGCTGCCATCCTTCGCGTCCTCGTAGCCATTCGGTGGGTTGATGCCTCGGTCTCTGTCGATCAGGTAGCTTTCAAACATGTACACGCCATCAATGGCGGTGCTGTGTTCAGCGTTGACGTTGTGCTGATTGCCCTGCTTGAAGTACTTCTGCACCATCTTGCGGATGGTTTCCCTTTGGAAAATAACAAAATACTCGCCCCGCGTTTTGTCGCGGCGTATGATCGGCGTATCGGCAAGCATCAACGGCCCTGTCAACACGCGCTTTTCGCCTGTTTCGGTGAATCGCATCTTCTCTTTGCTGAACGCCTGAAATGGCCGTTCAATCGCAGGCGATTCAACGAGCGCGACGTAGCTGACGCCTTCGTCAACTTCATCAATGGTCATCAGGTATACTGGTAGTTCCATAGCGTTAAATATCATCAGTTGCCCAACTGTGCAAATTGCCGAATGGTGCGCAGCCTGTTTTGTATCCCACTCACGTCGGACTCTACGACGTAGGCGCGTAGTGGCTGGCCTTGTGGCTGCCCGGTGTTCGGGTTGATCAACTGGCTATTCGGGTTCAGCGCGTTGCCCTGTGGCGCTGCCATGCCTCCGCCTCCGCCTGTGCCAGCTGTGCCGCCTCCGCCTCCGCCTCCGCCTCCGCCAGTGATGCTCCTGACCTGCCCGATGCTCGTGGCTGCAATAGCCGCGATGCGCAGGCCAGCGTTAATCTTCGCCATCGTGCTAAGGCTTAATGCCTGCGTCACGCCAGCAGCACCAGCTGTCAAGGCGTTAGCAGGGTTCAGCGCTGCGTTGGCGTTGATGCCTGCCAGTTCCTTCTGCAAGTTTATAACAACTTGCGCTATTGCCATGCCTTTCTCCAACGCCAGCGCCGCCAACATGACGGCTTTGCTCTTGCCCCCGAGCGATCGCATAATCTCAACCACGCTACTCGACGCGGCGTTGTAGAACTGAACACGCGCCTCATTGTACGCCTTATCCCGCTGCAAGTCCTCCTGTCGCTTCTTTTCGCGCTCGGCGTATAGCTCATCTTCAATTTGTATCTGATGGTCCAACTGCGCCCTCTGCGCGTCTAACTCCGCCTGATCCGCTGCGTCCTGCTGCTCTTGGATCTTGGCAATACGTTCAGCACGGAGCTGCGTCAACAACAGGTTGGTCGCCTCCTCGTTGCCCTGAACCTTGGCAAGGCGCTCCTCGTAGCTGGCGTCAATCTGCTCCAGCTCGCGTGCGTTGGCAGATAGGCTATTTTCTAACAACACCTGCCTGCTGTCGGCAATGATGCCGTCAATTTCCTTCTGCTTGGCGGCGGCAGCTTCACGCTGCTGCTCTTGTTTTCTTCTGCGCTCTTCGGCGGCCTTGTCGCGCTCTTGCTGCCTCTTATCCGCATCTTTTGCGGCAGCGTCCTGCTTTTCTAACTCTGCCTTTTTCAGATAACTTTCATACTGCGCGCGCAACACATTGTGCTGATGCCGCGCCTCCGCCATCTCTTCCTCATCCTTCGCATTTTGCAGTCGCTTCCTGCTGATGTCGAACTCCATCGCGAAGACCTCGGCTTCGGTAGCGCCGCGCTCCTTGGCGATTTCAGCGGCACGCTCCATCGACTTAATCTGACCGTCAAGGTTCTCCTTGACCTCGATACGCAAAAAGCGTTTGACCGCCGCCGTCAGCTTGTCATAGTTAGCAATCAGCAAGCCAATGGCTACCACCGCCGCGCCGATGCCGGTGGAGACCAATGCAATCCTAAACGCCTTTAGCGCCCCTGTGCTGGTGCCGACTGCCAGCGCATAGACACGCTGCGCCGCTGCGTTCAGGTTGACCATAAGCGCGGAGTCCTTGTTGAGCGCGTTAGCAATAGCCGTAGCACCATTGACCAACGCCAGCGCCGCCTGCACCTTCATCATCGCCTTCTGCACATCCTCGTTCTCCTCGCCGAACAACGCCGCTGCACCCTGGGCAACAGCAAAGCCGCCTGCAATGCCTTGGATTGCAGAGGTGAACGTGTCCAGCGTCCTTGTGTCCGACGCCAGCGCCTTAACCTGTGCGCTTGTGTCGCCGATAGCGTCCTTCAGCGATCCTGCCTCGGCAGCCATCCGCCGGAACTGGTCGGTGTTCTTCTGCCCCGCCGCTTCGAGGTCAAGCATCTGTTTCTGCAGGTCGCGGAGGCGCGCCTTCGCTGACTGCGTCGCCTTCTGGGTGTCGTCCTCGGCTCTGACCTTGACGGTGATCTCTTTGTCTACTTCTGCCATAATTTAGCTTGTTGGGTCTGCTGGAAATGCTGGGGTATCATACGTCTTGCCGAAATTCGTGTCAAGCAACGTCACAGGTGCGTAGATGCTGGCGTTGATCTCGCCGTCAGTCTTGGCCGTTGGGTCATCGCTGAAAGTTGGGTCAAGTGTCGTAGGCACAAAGGCGTCGATTGGCAGCACCCTGCGCATCGTCACCCTGCATAACTTAGACTGGCCAACGGCGTAGTCCTTTATCTCCAACAGCCGCCAGTTTATGCCCTTCCAATAAATCAACTTGCGAAAGTCAAGCGTCGCGATGTCGGTAGAGGTCAATAGCATCGTACACTCAACGGTCATCGCCTGCTTGCTGGTCAATTCAAAAATGTAGCCGTTCCAAAAGTTGTTGAACAGGTTGTTGTTGTTGTAGCTCATCGGATTCCCGCTGACGTCATAGGTACGGTAGAAGATGCGCCGCGGTATGCCAAACGACAGGTCGAAGTTGCCAGTGGCGCTGGTGTTGTATGGGTTCTGCAGGTGCGTCGCTAAGCTGATAGCCGACACAACGCTGATCACACTGGAGGCAACGCTGTTGCTGTACAGCTGCCCAAAGTAAATCATAAACGTTGGGTTAAATCCAGTGTTGTTCGGCTGAACATAGCCGCTATGTAGCGCCAACCGATAGCCGAGCTGCAAGCTACGCGGGTTGCCGTTGCCATCGGTGTCGAAGCCTCGCCCTGCGATGAGGTTCGTCGTGTACTGCGCCGGGATCAGCGTCTTTGCCTTCAACCCAATTACCTGATCGCCGCTCCTGTTGTAATTGTCGCTGTCGTAAATCCGCGAGCCATAGCCTTCCTTGAACTCACTCTGGTACAGCTTTCCAAGTGCGTCGCCTCCATCCGCGTATTTGAAGACATAGCGCTTCTTGCTGCTGGGGTCTCCCATCAACACTGTCATCTCCGCGTTCTCATCAGACTTCTGCGACCAGTCCAAAACACTACTGGCATAAAACGACGTGAACGGCTCAATGTAGATCAGCTTCGGGTCTTGCGGCGATTGGTAGAAGTACAGGTTGAACATCTTCTGCAAGTCTTGCAAGAAGTCAATCTGCCTCACGTCCATCGGCAAACCCTTCTGCATGCTAATGGTATTGAAGCGCCCCATCGTCGTGCCTCTGATGGTTAGCTTGCGGTTTGTTATATTCACGGCCTGCGAAGACCGAAAGGCCTTTAAGTAGAAGCTCTGTTGCGGTTGCAGGTAAAGATGCCCGCGCATACCAAACGATTCAGTGCCTCCAGTGTAAATGCGCCCTTGCTGTATGACCAAACCTGCGGGGTTTTGGAACAGAACTTGGATTGTAACCTGACCGATTGTATTAACCGATCCGCTGGTGTTGAAGGCGAAATCAAACTCAATGCCATGCGCAACCGTGTCATCATTGCGGAAGTAGGTGTCAGCACTTACAACGATTCCGCTGGACAAAGTAAAAGGCGCGGTGTTGTTAGTTGGGAAGGTGACGTTTGTGCCGCCCGTCGCAACTGTTAGCGTCGTACTCCCGCTCACGTTGCCGCTGATGTCGCTGTTTGCGGTTAGCACCCAGTCATTCGCCCAAGGCACGACCAGCTTTGAAAAGACGTTGCCGCTGGTGCTAAAGAAGTTCGATTCGTAGCGGTAGCCATGCTGCGCGAAGATTTTGTCGACGAGCATCTTGGCAAAATAGCACGGACGCCACTGATAAATCGGCACAAGGTTAGGCGCAATATATCCGTATAGGTTCAGGATCGGCGCGAGCGTCCCTGTCGGCACAGTGCCATTGACGTCGGCGTTACCCTCTGCGTCGATGTAAGCATAGCAGTAGCCACTGGTCGCGCTGTTGGCGTTTCCAGCGACGATGACGTCAAGGTTGTTGAACTCATGGTCGTAAGTGTCGACGCCTGCCGTAGACGCCAGCAGCGTTTCACCCATGACGCTGAACAGCGACACGCTCTCTCCGTAGATGCTGATCTCATAGGTCGGCACTCCCCGCGTGACCCTCATCGCCATAAGCTGCATCGATCCGCTGAAGACTTGCACGCCATCACTCCACACCGCGCACTTGACCTGCTTGTTTGGTGTGAAGCCGCCAACGAAGCTCTGCACGTTGTAGGCGTGGCGAAACGCGGCGTCGTTGCGCGGAGTGCTTGGCAGCGTGATCGTCTTGGAGTACGTTCCGCTGCGGCGCGTGATGTCCTGCGCATCCTGTATCGTGTACGTCAACTCGATGTCGAAGTCCTCCATCAGATCGAGGTCGACACCTGATGCCAGCTTGTTGTCAGCGTCCGGGTAGCATACAAACTTTATGTTCATAGCGCGGTGTTTTCGTAGCCAACTTGAACGTCAACGCTGATCTGCTGCAATTTATCAACCACGCGCTTGCGGACGTTGTAGGTGTTGGTCTGCACCACGACCGGCACTAGCTGCGTGCCAAGTTGAATCCAGCAGTCGGGGGAGTAGATCATCTCTTGAAGCCAAGAGAACTCCGCATCGGTGAGCCAGTCGCTGTTCAGTGTGTAGGTGTCGCGGTAGGTCACCGACCACTGCTTATCATAGACGTCATCGCCGTAGACGCTGGCATTGTAGCCGTAGGTCTTGCGATCCACATCGACGCGCTGCCTGTTCATCCGGGTGAAGGTGTAGCCGTCAACACCGCCGTACATGTTGCGGAAGAAAACACGCAGGTCGTTGTAGCGCTGGCAGTTGTCGATGGTGATGGTGTAGGTGATTGTGTAGCTGTTTTCGGGTAACACGTCATCGAACCAAAGGTCAACGGTGTAGTAGTCGCCAGAAATTGGAAAATCCTCGCTTCCTACCTTTGAATCGCTGCAAGCTGTGTCAGGTAAGTTGTACAGGCCAATCGGCCCCATGTTGAAGTAATTGCTGATGTTCGATGTTCCCGAAACTGTGAACGCCCGCTTCTCGCCGTCTTTGTCATAGTACTTAATCCGAGCCACTGGCACGCCTCCCGACTTAATGAGCCACCCCATAAAATCGTGTTGACCGCTTGCCATCGTGTACGATGTTGGCCTGTTGGTCACCGTTATCTGCGAACTTGGCTGCAACCCCGCCTGATACCCACTCGGCGAATAGGCCGCGTAGTCCTGCTGCCTGAACGCCGCCTGCCACGCGATAAGCGACGCGGACGCAGTGCCGCCTGTCGCCACCGTCGGAGGCGAGCCAAACTCCTCGCGGAAGGTCAGGTTGGTGTTGACTGCATAGCCGCCATCCTGCCAGCCGCTGGTCAGCTGCGGTATCTTCGGCGCTATCAGCGTTTCCACGACCTTACTCACCCCGAAGAAGCCGTTGCTCGTCGTCGGCAGCTTGTCGCACTTCAAGCGCGCAGACGAAAGCGAGCCTGACACGTCGCAGACATAGCGGAAGTTGGCGGAGGCGGTGTTGTTGCTCGACACGACCACCACGTCGCTGTTGCCGACTGGAAGCAGCGATGGCAGCGCGGATATTATAGTTATGCTCATACGTTGATTGAAATTGATATTTCCTTGCCGACGACCTCGGCGATGCTGCTCACCAGCTCATCCAGTTTCGCCTCGCTTAGTACCGGGTTGAGGAACGGCCGCCCCTTGATGCCTCTGCGCTTGATTGACTTGGCGATGTTGTACGCCGCCGCGTCGATTTCTTCGGCGGGGATGCCGAGTGCTTTGTCTATTGCCCACTTGCGGATCGCTGCCACGTGCGAAGGACTTGGGTAGATGCTCCGAAAGCTGAACGGCGCGCCCCTGTTGACGCGCACCCCATTGACGCCGTATTCGACGAACTTCCAGTACGACGCCATCTCCATCGCAACCTGTGCGACCTTCTGCTCAACAGGCAACTCTGCGAAGCCTACCGACTGGCGGAGGTTAAGTGTAGCCTTGGCATCAACGCGCTCGATGCCCTCAATGGTCAGCTTGATAACATCCTGCATCCACCTGATAAGAGCGGCGTTCACCTCAGGAGATCTGGACAGGCTGAACTCCTTAGTTACGTCAGTGCCGACGCCAAGTACGTCGCCCTCTATCTCCGTGGTAAACTTCATGCAGGTAAATATCGCAACGCGAAAATCTATGCACTACGGCATCGCCTTCATCAGCAGCAGCGCGTTCATGAACTCCCGCGCCGGCATCTTAAACACCTCATCCATGCGCAGTGGGTCTTTACCCGCCATGCGATAGACCACACCCACCCAGCCGTAGTTCGGCTTTTTTACGCCTTGGCCGTTGTCGTCGTCTTCTGCTGATCCGTCAAAGACTTCCGCATAATCGTCAACAAAGGCTCTGAAAGCTGCAAAAAAAAAGCGGCATAACCCCAAACGTCACCCATGTTCATCTGCAACATCGCCTCTGCGCGCTGCTTGTGCCCCTTTCCGTCGTATGCCTTCGGCCACCACTTCCACACCCTGCACTCGCGTGAAAGCGTCGCCAAGATCAGGTGCAAGTTGTCAATCACGCCCTGCTCGCTGCTCATGTCGTAGCTGTATAGCTCAACCAACTGCCCTGCGCTTATTTCGTCGATGAACCACTCAAATTGATACCACTTTCCGGCGACCTTGGCGTGACGATTGGCCGCCAGTGACGATAGCGATTTGCTCGCGGCGTTGATCTCACCATAGCGCTTGTTGACCTCCGCAATCGTCATCTTCTTGACCTGCTCGATCGGCACGTTGTCGATAACGGCAACAACGCCGATCTTCTTGTCGCTGGTCGTGTAGATGCTGTTGGCCTCAATCGATACAATACGCTGGAACTGGTCGACGGTTAATCGGTTAAGCAACTTCATAGCAGGTAATTCACATAGTAGCCATAAGCGTTGTCGCCAATCAGCAGGTTTAGTTCAGGGTAACGCTCTTGCATTATTGCTGGCGTAAGGTCAGGCTGGTGGTGCGTTTCGTAAACATTGCCCTCCCATTCGCCTTGTTCGTACAAAAATGGCACGGCTATCATTACGCGCTTGCCTTCAATGCGGTTCAGCAGTTGCCGCCCTTCTTCCGCAGTTAGATGCTCAAAGACATCGCCCATAATCAGGTAGGTGTATGGCGTTACGTCAAAGGTGCGGATGTCAGCGATAAACAAATTGCGGTATAGGTTACGCAAGCCAAAGCGTTCAACGTAAGGCTCGTAAATCTCGCATCCATCCATTTCAATGTCTGATAGCAGTTGCGCGTATGTGCCGCAACCGCAACCCACATCAAGCACGTTATCAAAGGCTCGCAACTTGGCGCGGATGTGTTTAGCGACCAAATCCTTGTACATCGGGTAACTGTATGGCATTAGTGTCTGACGTTATACATAACTTCATCTGCTACAATAAATCGCGAATAGATGCCTTGTAGCTTTTGCACCATATCAAAATCCTCGCCATCCCTGTTGCTATCAAACAATATCTTTGGCTCTCGCATCTTGTAGGCAAAGGAAATACCAACGTTGCAGAAGTACATTGTTGAATCGTGAGGCAATGGAATTATAGCACCATTCTGGTACTTCATACGAAAAACAACCGCGTCAAAATCTTTGTATTTGGATAGTAGCTTTTCAACATAGCCAAGCATCAAGGTGTCATCATCATCAAGAAATGCGACCCACTCCGTATCCACAGTTTCAATGCCGATATTCCGAACCAAGCCAGCCATTCCTGTTTGCCCAAAACCGCCCAGCTTATTCGCTCTAATTGTGCGGATGCGTGGGTCGTCAAAATCAGAACCATCCACGCCATCGTAAACAATGACGCACTGCCAATTTGGGTTTGACTGCATTATCAATGAATCAATCGAAGCCTGCAAAGTAGGTCGATTTACGGAAGGAATTACAAATGTCACGCCGTGCTTCATAACGCAAATTTACTACATTATCACATACCTACCACCGGCGTTGGCTGATAGCTTGTTAAGCGCGACGTAACGCACCGCGTCAATGGCGTGGTTGTACCTGTCAATCGGCACTCCCAACGACGCGCCAGTTCGATCTGTGTCCCATGTGTAGTTGCGCAGTTCCTTGATCAGGTTCGTCGATTCTCTGGTGACGAGCAGCGGCTGGCGTTTCAGGATGTCGATGCTGTTCCTGATGCTGTCTGCGCCCTTCGTCGCCGGGTGGATGTTGAAGCCAAGGCGATGCACCTCTTCGATGCTCTTTGGTTCAGCACTGTCAGCGATGATAGGCCACGACCTGCCGATGCCCAGCTTGCGCAGGTGGTCAGCGATGTCTTGGTTGGTCAGTCCGTTTTGGTAGAGTAGTTCGTGCAGGAGGATAGCGCTGCCACGCTTGTAGACCGCAACGACCGCCGTGGGATCGTTCGTATATCCCCAGTCCAAGCCGATCGCAACCAGCTTATCACCCGCAAAGTCAATGCCGTCGACCTGCTGCCAATCATCAAAGACAACGCCCTGCAATAATCCGACCTCACCCAAGCCGTAGACCTTCCACCAGTTCGCCCAGTACGTCGATGTCGCCGCCTTGACCTGCGCCGCTTCGATGTCATCGCGGATCGTCGCTGGCAGCGCCTCATTATCGCGATACGTCAAGACTACCAGTTCGCTATCCGGTTCTTTCAGCACCTCCGTGTGCGCCCAAAACTCCGACACAGGGTTGAAGTCGATGTAGATGGCTTCGCTCGTTCGGATTGCCAGCTGATGGTACGCCTCGAAGTCGATGTTGTTGGCCTCGTTGATGTATAGCACCTGCCGCCGTGCGCCGCGTAGCTTCGCCTCCTGATCAGCACTGAAAAACTCAATCGTGCTGCCATTGGCAAACGTGTATGTCAGCAGCGTCTTGTTCCACCCTTCGTCGCGCCAGCGGTTTGTCCACTGCATGACCTTGCCGAAGTCCTTCATCGCACCACGTCGCAGGTGCGGGATTGATTCAGATACGACGCTGATTTCGGTCTTTGCCTTTGCGGCTATGTTGATAAGCACTGCAAGGATGGCGATGGTTTTTCCGTTCCCCCACCAGTTGCCCAGTGGGGGTCAACATCCAGCAGATGTCCCGCCCTGAATCACCTTCTTCCGAGCGGCCACCTGCCGAATGCGTTTGATGGCGGTTGTGTATTTGAAATCCACTTGCAGTCAGGACAGGATTCGAACCTGTAATCAAGGCATCTCACCTATATGGGCTGGCGTTGCTACCACGCGTTTAACCAATTTCGCCACTTACTTGTACTGGAGTTAACTCCTCTGCATTAAAATAGTCAGGAGCATAAATTTTGCCAATTTCAAGAGGTCTTTTGACGTACTCTTGCAGTTTCGCCATTGCCCCTTCAGTACTTTCAAAGGCAAAAGACTTGCATCCAACTCTAACCACGCATCCGCGGTCAAAAAAGTTAATCTCAACGGAGTGGGATTTTAAAAATGAAATTTGTTCTCGTGTCATTTTTTTTGGTTTGGTTTAGGTTACAAATATAACTACTTTTCAGCAATTTCACCCTTAATCTTCTCAATGTAAACCACCGCATCCATCAACTCCTCCTGCAAGTGCTGAATCCATTGTGCGAATGTCAGGTCATCGCGCTCCATCGTAGTGCCGTACTTCTCCTTGCCCTTTTCCGCTCTTGTCCTAAGTTGGTCAATAACTGATTCAACAATGCGGTCACTCACGCGAATAAAAATTGATGCAGTTCTTCCACCGTGCGGCAAATCTCTTTCCCATCCTTATCCCACATCTGCAAATCCTCACGCCTGCCATAATCCTTCTCGTACATCCACCAAGTCAAGCACTCATACTGATCTTCGTTCAATACGTGCTTCAATAGCAGGTCTATAACTTGTTGTGCAATCTCTCTAAATTCGGTTAGGTCGATGCCAAGTTTGTAAGCCTCCAGCGTTCTTTCGTTATCCGCATCGATCAAATTCAAGAGGTGTTGTAGTTCGGGTAGGGTCATAATTATAAAGGAAATAGTTTGAAAAGAAAAAAACAAATTTTATAGGAAATTATAAAAACAAGAGTAGCGATAATAGTTATAGAAATTGCAGGTACAAGAACTTGTATAAGCATTTCTACAATTTCGTAAAGCGCACATTTGATTTCTCGTAGGGTCATAGGTCGTCATTAAATAGCGGTTGTTCGATGTGTACCTTCTGCTCTTGCTTGTCCACAAGGTTGTTCAGGCGCTGCGTGATGCTCGTGTTGTAGATGCCGCACATGCCGCCCCTGATCTGGTCAGCGCGGATCGTGGTCTTGATGCGCGTACAGACATCCACATAACGGTCGTATCTCCCATCGGGATTTGTGAAGTATTGATCAATGCTTTTGCCAATGCCCTGCTCGTAGCAATAGACTTGAAAGCCCTCAAACGTCAATGGGTTCTCACGCTCACGATGCACTTTATCGGCCTTGACGCCAACATAGTCTTCAACCAGTACAGGTGTTGCCTTCGCTTTCTTGCAATAGTCGGAAAACGCCTCCCACATTTCGTCAGGCGTTTCAAAACTCGGTGGTCTGCCTGCTTTATTCATGCCTCCATGTTTGTAACGATGTCAATGATCTTTTCTATGACCGCGACCTTGGCGTGCATCGCGTTGGGTGCTGTACTGTCTTCGAGCGAATCCAACACGTTTGAGAGGTTTGTCAGCAGGTGTCCGCGATCCTGCCAGTCCAATGCGCGTGCGTCCTGCTCTGCTGTGATGTCGGGTTGTGTCTGCATGTCAATCTTCGTTTAGTTCGCCTAATTCTCGTAGCTTGTTCCTGCTCCAGCCAAGCGCAGCCTTGCCGCCCCATAGCAGGTAGCTGATGTATCCGCAGTCGCTCGTGCTGTCTGCGTTGTCGTAGTACGTTTCCGCCCGCGACAGGTAACTGTGCATGCGCTTGATCGTTTCAAGGCTGATGCCTTCGCCTTTTGCCAGTTGCTGCGCCCTGACCTTGCCTGTCTGCGTTGCGCACTTGTTGCCGTTGCGCTCGTTGAGTTCAATGCCGCGCTTGGCGTTGTTGCGCACACCCTCGCCGTAGTCTGCGTAGGTGTCAGCAAAGGCGCTGCGGTCTGCCTCCCACTGCCTCGCGCAAACAAGGTAGCGCTGCTGCTGGCTTGGGAACTCGCTGGCGATTTTGTCATCACCCATGCAACGCTGGATGAAGTCCGTTTTGCTTTCGCTGTCTGCTGGTGTAGGTAGTGGCATAGTAGTAAATATCATTAGGTCGATAATCGTGCGCGTGATTCCTGTGCATCAGCCATCATCTCCTGCAATCGGGAAACGGCGCATGATCCGCACCACCAGTTCGTACGTCCGTAGCCGTTGGCGTTGGCGACGTTTTCAAGCATCGCGACCTCGCTTGGCGATAGCGACATGGTCTGCGACGCGTAGTAACCGTCAAGCTTATGCTTGACCGATAGCACCTGCATTGCTTCGTCAAGTGTCATTTCTCCGACAGTTTAATGATCAGCACCGTAAGCCCGGCGGCGGAAAGACCGACAGGAATAGCAAGTAGCCAAGGTATATTTGACGCGGCGATGGTCAGGACTACACCCCACCAAAAGGCAAGGCACGTCATGCACGTCAGCGGCTTGCACTTGGCGTAGCGGTAGTACCACGAGGGCAGTACGTTATAGCGGTTCATCGCCAAGGCAGTCAATGCCGCCAAAAGCAAGATGGTAATCAGATCCAAGTTCATGTTTTAGTCTTTGTTTGCAGTTGTTGATCGTGTATGAAATTGATCGCCACGGTATCTTGGTGTGGCGCTCGATGAGCTTCTTGTTGCCCAGTTCAAGCCATAGGAGGAATAGCTGTTTGTCGTAGGGGTAGGCACCGGCTTTCGCCCAGCCATCCATGACTTCGAGCGCCCGGTTAAATATCGCATCAGGCCGCTGGTCATACGGCTCATCAGCAGCCTCCATCTGCTGATTGGCGATTTCTTCACGCAGTTCATTGTGTCGGAAGTCACGTTGAAATTTAGAGTTGCGACTTCGGTAAAGGTTGATAGCCATGCGCACGACGTAGAAGTTGAGGTAGCCTCCAGCGTGCATTGCTTCGATCTTATCGGCTGGCTTTTCATATAAGCGGATGACGAGTTCATGTTCGAGGTCAGGCGCAAGGTCAGGCGTAGCCAGCTGCCGCGCTATCTGGCGCAGCTTGCCGCTCGTGTAAAGCGTTAGTATGATCGTGCGTGCCTCCACATTGGTCGCAAATATACATAGTATCTTTTGGTCTGATATTGTGCGGTTCGTAGCGCTTAATTTCTTTCAGCCACGTGTACTGCTTCATGGTGACCTGCAAAATGTGCATGACCTCTAAGCCGTGGTGTATTGTGGAATAATGGCGACGCATCAGCTTGGCTATCTCCATCAGCGTCAATTTCATTTTATGGCGCATGAGGTAAATCAGGCAGTAGCGTGCCTCCGCTACTTCGCGGTGGCGGTCTTGGCTCTGCATCTTACGCAGTCCAACGCCTGTGCGCTTGGTCACCTGCTCCGCGTAGTAGTAAAACTCACTTTGTCTGTTCATTGGTTGGTGGTTGATTTGTTGATTGCCTTGAGAAAGTCATCGAGTGATCGGACGATGAAGTATTTGTATCCGGCGGATTCAATCTGCATCTGCCAAATCTTCTGCGCCACGTTTTGCCGCCCTGTTTCGGTCTTAAACTCCAGCGCTATCATCCCTGACGGCGAAAGGTAAAGCATGTCAGCGACGCCAGCGACAACGCCCATGCCCTTCATGACTGCGCCTTGATAGCTGTTGTTGCTGTTGTTGTTCACCGCAAAGAGTAATCCGCGCTCTGCTTGGTAGTTGTTCCAGTGATAGACGAAGCACTGGGATTGTAGTCTGAATTCTGAAGACATTTGAATAGTGGTTGGCCGTGATCGTTTTTGAGTTCCTGCAAAAAGAAAAAGTACCCCATGCGGTATCCGCACAAATTTAGCAATTTCTTTGCGGTTTGTTTGTCCTTGATGATGTTGTGCAACACCCAGTGTAGCTTGATTTTCTTTAGCTTAATCAATGCCGCCACCTCTTCCAATGTTGCCTGTTTTGCCATGTTGCGGTAGTCGATTGGTGTGTAGCTTCCGTTGATTTGCAATATGACTTCCTCACCCATCTCACCGACTTTGACTGGCGCGACGTAGCCGCACGCAGGACATTCTGCCAATGCGGATAGCATGATGTACCCGCACTTCCGGCAGTTCTTCTGCGGCGCGACGCCTTTGCTTTTCTTAGCTTTTTTCTCCAGCATCCAAACGCGGTCAAACTCCCACGCCTTGTGCTGCTCCCTGTTGTTGCCAAAGTCCAGTATGGTAAACTCCTTCTTGGTCTGCGTCACCCGGCTGCCTCTTCCGCACATCTGCAAGTATAGCGGCAGTGACTTTGTCGCCCGGTAGAGGATTACGACTTCGACGTTTGGATCATCGAAGCCAGTTGTTAAAATGCCACAGTTGCACAGGATGCCGTTTGCACTTGCCTTAAACCACGCCAGCACCTCCTGTCGTTCATCAGGCTTCATCGTGCTATCCAAGTGCCTCGCTGGCAATCCTGCGCTTTGCAGTTCGTCGCATAGCTCTTTGCTCGACGCAATACTTGGCGCAAATGCCAGCGCCTTCTTGCCAGTGCAGTAAAGGAGGTAGTTCGTTATCACTCCGCGAAAGACCTTCTGCTTGCTGTACGCCGCCCCCAGTTGCGCCGCGTCGTAGTCGCCGTTGTAGGTTCGCACTCCTGTCAAATCTACTGGCACGCTGTACGTCGTTGGCGTGGCGAGGTAGCCGTCGTCTATCAACTCGCGGATGGTCACAGGATCGACGATTTTCGTGTAGAATTCCTTGAGCGCCTTTTGGTTGCCTTCGCGATGCGGCGTTGCTGTCGCACCTATGACCGTTGCTTTATCCGGTATGTAGGCAAAGAGTTTGTCAAAGCTGCCTTTGTGCGCCTCGTCGATGATTACGAGGTCGATGTCCTGCATCATCTTTTCGTATTCTGCCTTTCCCATCCTGCGATTCAATGATTCTATCATCGCAATGTAGCATGTTGATGGTTGCAGCTTTGCTTTGCCTTGCTTGATGGCTATTGGTGAAACGTCAAAGCGCGTCAGTGCGCCGTCGGTTTGCGTCAGCAGTTCGACGCGGTCAGTAACGATCAGCACCTTCTTTCCTTTGCTTAGCGCAGATTGCACCATAGCGCTAAACATGACGGTCTTGCCGGCACCTGTTGGCGCGCAGAGGATCACGCGCCTGTTGCCTTCCCCAATGGCAACGCGCAGTTGCTCAATGGCCTTTTGCTGATATGGTCGGAGTGTAGTCACTTGTAGTTGGTTTGTAGTAGGTTTTTTGCAAGATAAGTTACTACAAAAAAACGGCCTTTGCAATATCGTGAAGGGCGTTTTTTGCATTTGTAGTAAGTGTAGTAAGACTTTTTTAATAAAAAGAGTGTATATTATATGATGACGATATGAATAATATTTACGCGCATATAGGGTTTCAAAAGTGCGTTTGTAGTAACTACATCTTACTACAAAATCGGGGGAATGTACGTTTCCAAGTCGCTTGGGCATATTTGCCATTTTTTAATAGGACACTTACCTGCCTCCTCCCTGCGACTTTGCTGAATGTAGCCGAGTGCTTTCAGCTGCTGGCCAAGCTTATGGAGGCTCAACGACTGCCGTGAGTTCATGTCGATGTAGACTTTTATCTCGCTTGTGGTCATCCACTTTTGCACGTTTGTACTTGGTGGCTTGAAATACTTGACGATCAACTCTCGCTCCAAACTTGGCTGTTCATTGTCCATCGTGTTGTTGTTTAGATACGCCGTGTCTTGCGTATCCAAATACCATGCCTTCGGGTTTGCCTTCCACTCGTTGTAAAGCTCAACCCACAGGTCTATTTTGTCGATGGCTTCGTAGCTATCCCAGTCAATGCTAACCACGTCAATCGGCACGATACGTCTATTGCCGGTCGGATCGTTTATTATTTCGGCCTCGTTTGACGTGCCGCACAAGACTGCTATTCGTCGCAATTCTTCATGCACTTTGCCGTATGGCTTGCGGATTGTAAACGTCTGGCGGCTGGAAAGTTCTTTCAGCTTCTTCGCCTCCTGTTTGCTCTTTCCGCCAAATTCGTCATCGCACAGTATTATCTTCTTGCACATTAAAATCTCATCATCCTTTCCGGCATCGAGTTTTGATTCACCGTAATACGAGCGCAGTTCTTCGGGTAGCAGGTATCGGAAGAAATTGGTCTTGCCGATGCCTTGCGCTCCTGTCAGCACAAGGCAGATGACGGAGTAGTCGTAGTGCATGGATGCGACTACGCCATGTAGCCATTTTTTAAGAAAATTAGCGACGTAGAACGGATCATGACCTTTTGCGTGTATACAGTCCACCAACTGGATAAAGTTGCCTCTTGGTTGACGTGAGGCGTGTTTAGCGAAGAACTCCATGAATGGGTTGTAGCGCGATGTATTTTCACTATCGATAATGTCAAAGACCAGTTGCTTTTTCACCTTTGATCCGTAGGCGTGAACGGCTTGCAGGTATATTGTGTTCAGCTCTCGGTCGGTCACTGGATCTCCTGCTTTCTCGTAGTTGCGTGTTATTTCATTCATGCGAATGTTGATGCCTCCGATAAATGCTTTCAGCGCGTCGAGCATCTCATCGGCGCTTGGCTTTTCGATGTCTTTTTCTTCCAATGCGAAAGCCTGCGTCACGCGTTCTTCTACGTCTTCAAGGCCGTCTACTTCGGTCAGGTAGCTTATGGTTTCCTTTCGTGCGTCGTCTGTAGACCTGAAGCCACCAGCGACGCCAACGCGTGCGCGGTTAATGAGCGACATGCGTTCAATGCGCTTTGTCTGCTCGGTCTGCGTTTCTACGCCAGCGGCGCGCGCCATGTAAACGAGTGTCGCGAATGTTATCTCGCGTCGCGACGAGCGTTGCAACTCGGCGTATTTAGCGTCGCACTTCTGCGCGTTGTACTTGGCGCTCATCTGCGACAGTGTATGAAAGTGATCCAGTCCTTTTGGATCGTCTTTGTACTTGCTTATCAAGGCGCAGCCGACGCGATACCAGTCTTGATAGCCTTCGCATAGGTTTATGTTGCGACTTACGATTTGGGCGATCATGTAGTCGCTATCTGATTCGTTGCCGACGTACTGCGCACGCACTGGCGCTGATGGCTTAGGTAGATAATCTTTGAAGCGTGCCGGCTTTTTCTCTGCGATGTATAGGTCAGGATCGTAGCTTACGTAGCGCAGGCGTGTCACGTCTTTACAGGCGCGGTCTACTATCAACTCATACCTGTCGGCGATGCGCTTTTCAAGGCCGAGGTATGCGTCGAGGTGTCTGTTTGGATCAATCGGGAAGATGGCGCAGTAGCCTTTTCCTCCAGCGCTTCGGAACATAGCGTATAGCAATGGATCGTGTCGCAGCTTTGCCGCGCCTTCTTCGATGTTTGGGTTGTCCTGTTCATCAATATCCATGCATATAAAACCGCTATGCTGTATCAGCTGATCGGACTTGCGCGCTTTGAACTCTCCGCTTGTTGTGAATGCGGGTAATTTGTCTTTGGTTGTCTTGCCGGTTCGATATGCGAGGATGTGATCTTGCCAGCGGCCGTCTTTAATGTTGGCCAGCACGGTGTTTAGGTCGCCTGAATTTATCGGGGTTGTATTGCGGTGGCTATCAAAAATTGATACTTTAATGGACATGAAGATTGTTGAATTTATTGGTAGAAAAAAACGCCCCGACTGGTCGTAGCAGTCGGGGCAGGCCAAGGTAGCGGCTTTGCTTACGTCTACCTGCGGCTACGACCTCGCTGGCAAACTCTAATACAAATATACAACATTAA